TTCACCTTCTATTTCTATTTCTATTTCATCTGGAGAAGTAAGAACATCTACTTTTTCTTCCAGTTCATCTAACTCTACTGCTTGTTTACTACCTTCAAAAGGATTTCTTTCTATAGCCATTATATTGCCCTTTGCTTATTATAATTAGAGTATGGATCACGCATGACCATACCACCAGTTGCTTTTGTTTCAAACTCTTTTATATATTCTAATCTTTTATCTAGTTTTTTTTGTCTTCTTACTGCTCTATCTTTTGCTTCTTGTGCAGTATCATCAGGATTAGGAGCTGAAGGGTTTTCAAATATTTCAAAGAAAGCTGTTGTTGCTTCTTCTGAAGTTGTTTTAGGATTTTCTAATATATCTCTTAATTTTTTAGCTCTTGTATAACCAAGTTCACTCTTCACAGGATCACCATATATCTGATCCATTGCCCAATGTATTTGAGCATTTTCAGAATCAGGTATACCAGCTTCATCTAAATATATACCATAGTTTTTTCTCATGGAATCAAATTGAAATAAACCACGTCCCCTTTTTGTACCACCTACTTCTTTTTTTTTGTAATCAAAATCCCTATTTTCACCTAGCATATTTGCCATTATACCTATTACAGCATTAGGATTTGCATTATACCTTTTTATTTTTTCATGTACTCTATCTTGAGCACCTTCAATATAATCAGTAGGATGATCTTCTATAAGCATAGTACGTTCAAATTCAGGTGGTATATCTTCCTTTTCTTGAACAGGTTTATCTATAGGAAGTGATGGTATATATTCCTCTTCTGGAATAGGTCCCATTTCAGTTGCAGAAGCAATTTCTGGAGTATAATCTCTTTCTTGAACAACTTCTGTTTCTGTTTCTCGAGGAGAAAATTTACTTCTAATAAAATCTATAATATCAGATAGTCCAGCCATTAGTTAAAACTCCAGTATCTTTTTGTCTCGATTGGTTTGGATTCATATTCAGGATCATCTGGATGTGTAAGGTGCCATGAATCTTTCAGATAATGTATAGCCATAGCCATAGCATCCACTTGATCATCATGTTTTCCATAGGGAAACTGTATGGCTTCTGCAAACAAGTCTTCTGCCCAATCTTTAAAACGTGGTATCCACAAGCGTCCTGCCTCCATTATCGGAGTAGCAGCATGTACTCTAGAGAGTTTATCACGATCTGGCAAGTAATCCAATACTGGAAGTCCAGCTCTACGCATATCTTGGATTAGAGACTGTCCTGAAGCTTTCTTTTCCACAATACATACTTCTGGTTTCCATTCATCATATAATTCTTGAGCTATTCTTCTAAGCTCGGGATATTCAAATCTTTCTCTGGTATTCCCTAATAATATAAGGGAAGGTGCATAATATTCTCTACCTTGATGATCTTCCACAGGACAATCAAAGATACCCCATGTCTGTATGACACTATAATCTGCTGTACTCTTGGTGGAAAATGCTGTATCATATGTTTGTATAATCATATTACAGGTTGGAGCATCATCTTCATCCCATGTTTTAAACCATGTAGATTTAATAGCACCACCTTCATCAGGAGTTGGGTTCTGCATATACAAGGCATTCCAATATTTTGTACCATTATTAGCCTTGATCTCTGCTTCATCCATTCTGAGAACCTTTTCTGGTTTCCATTCAGGAAAATAACTGGAACCTATTGGTAAATTTAAAAGTTTAGAAGTTTCTTCATTAATCCATGCTGGTATGGAAATAACTTCCCAAGGTATAGTTTCATCTGTTTGATTATTTAATAACCATCCACAAAGATCATCTTCATGAAATCGTGTATTAATAATAACAATAGAGCCATTAGGCATCAGACGAGTTCTAAGACCACTGGGATACCAGTCTTTTATATACTTGCGTCCTGTTTCTGAGAAAGCATCTTCCTCGGACATGGCATCATCTATGAGAGCTATGTGAGCACCACGTCCAGCAATTTGTGATCTGACTCCTGCTGCATAATAGGTACCATTCTGTTTTGTTTTCCATTTACCAGCTGCTCTCACGTCTTGTCTGAGGTTCACACCCGGAAAAATTTCCTGATAGAGTTCCTGTTTCAAGATATCTCTGACTGTTCTACCGAAGTCACTGGCAAGCTGATCACTATGAGAGATAGACATAATCTGATGATTAGGATTACGTCCTATATACCAGCTTGGAAAGAGCTGTGAGCATAATAATGATTTACTGGATCTGGGTGGTAGGAAGACCATGAGTCGTTTAGGTTCATCTGAATCAACTATTTCCTGTAACTTATCTGATATGACTTTAATATGTTTACCAACTTTAAACTGATCAACTAAAGTAGGTGCCATGAACTGTACATAAGAGAAAAAGCTGGTACGACATGCTCTAATTGCTTTTACATATAATTGTTTGATTGCTTCTTTTTTATTAATGGAGGCGTTTAACATTCTTACGATCTACCATGTTTTTAGAAAGAATACTAATATGCTCAAATGCTATAAGAAGATTTGTTCTATAAAGATCTTTCTCATCATTCTTAATTAAGTCTGATCTAGCTAACTGTTCCATAGAAACTAAGAGATCATCTATGAGAACTCTGTTAGTTAACTTTTCCCTGTCCATTTTTTACAACCTTTAATCCTATAACTTCTGCAAGTTTCTGTATATCTTGTTCATCATCTACATTAATCCCAGAAATCTCTTGTCTGATTTCTCTTTTATCTATAAACATACCTAGATGTTTTGCAATGAGTTCCATTGATCTATTAGCATTAGTATAATCCTCTGCATCTGTAGCTCTCATGTATGTTTGATATACTTTATCCATTACTTTCTGTGCGTCCCAAGAAACTTTCTCAATCACTTCTTCCCTGAGAGTTTCTATATAAGCACGTATTTTAGGATTTGATAAGTACTGGTGTGCTCTCTTTACAGTCTTACTGGCATCCAGTTCTCCTGTATCAGTACGATAAACAGGAGCATAACCAGCATTCAAAAGAGCTTGCTTGGCATCATTGGTTGCCACATATGCCTCAGCAAACTTCTGTTGCTTTATAGTTAATCCATAATCATTTACAGGTTCTCTAGCCATGTGTAGATCATAACAGATATTCTTCAGGAAGACAAGTAAAAAGTATTTGCATAGTTTAAAGATCCATGTTATTTTATCTATGAAGAGAGGGTAAAGACTATAATATTATTATTATTAATAATTATTATTTAATAAGATAACCCGAGAAACTCTAAATGAATATTCAAGATAAAATTATAGAGACTATAGATAAGTATATAACTCCTTCTATAGCATTACATGGTGGAAAAATAGAATTACTTTCTTATGATAAAGAAGATAAAAATGTCCATGTAAAATTAAGTGGATCTTGTGCAGGATGTTCATCATCTATTTATACTTTAAAGATGGGTATAGAACAAACTCTACAACATTACTTCCCCAAAGACATCAAAAGTGTTTCACATGAAGAAGGTGAAATAACTAATCCTTATTATACTTAATCCCAATTTCATATTTTTGCTCTTTACGTGGGGGTGGGGTATATATAAGGGCCCTGCCTAGGAATTTTTTCCCCTCCCCCTAGAGTTCTTTTCTGAGCTGAAACCTCATTGAGAACTATTTCTCAATCGCAAGTAATATATTACTAAAATTTGCAATAAGTCTTCTCCATAAAATCTCCACAATCTCTACACTTTATATTCATATTGACCTGTCACTATAAATCATAAGAAAAAATCTAGGATATAACCTAGAGACATTAATAGCTAGAATGGGAAAGGCACAAAGAAAATGACAAACATTTTAAGTTACCTTGGTTTCGGTAGATTTCTTAAGGCAGAAATTTACTTACCTTCTAGAAATTGTTTTCAACGTAAGACTTCACGATACGGAAACAATATCGGTACTTGGTCAAATCATATACAATATCTCTCAGTAAATAGAGATATTGACACAGGAAAATTTATTCCGAAGATTAGACAAGTATCCTAGAATTTAGCTAAGTTCTAGACTAGAACTAAAATCCCTTCTTAGAGAAATTCGAGAAGGGATTTTTTTTATGTTTCACAAATCCTGGAGCAAGTCGCAGCAGTTTCTTGTTGCAATGTGTAACAAAAGCTTTGACTTTTTCGTTATATAAGTATAGAATATAAATAATGAAAGGAAAAATAAAATGAAAACTTTAGAAATAAATATCGGAGACTGTGTTATATATTCTCAAGATATGCCATTGAACAAATTATTAAAATCTAATTGTGATTTTGTTATTTGTGACAATAG